AGCCGCCGCAAAGCCAAGGCTCTGCACAAAATTGAAGCTCTGCGCCACTACAAACGGCAATTCTCCATTGACCATAGCCATAGCCGCCACATCCGCAGATACCATCATTGTGGTGAGGGAATCTACTGTGGCAGTATACAGATCCGTCTGAAGGATGTTTTTCTGCACCCACAGGCTATACTCTGCCTGCGTGATATCTCCTGCCTCGAGCTTGGCAAGCATCTCCAGATTCGCTTCCTTAATGGATTCCGAATAAGCCATGAATTTGGCATTCACTTCATCCGCCGTACTTGCATAAAGAGCTGTTAGCCTTTCCTCTAACAGCTCCAATTGCTCATCCATCGCTCTGGACATGAAATCCGAATTGTACTTAAGCTTCTTCCTTCGTATCATCTGCGCCGCCTGTCATCCTCTGAACATCCACCGCCGCCTTGTTGTCAAGCACTTCCTGCACCTTGTCCTTATCGCCGAGGATGGTCATTATCTTCTCGGTTACATATTCATCATCAAGGAAGAGAGCCGAGCCTGTAACGGAAGCAATCTCCTCGCTCTTGTTTACGATGATGCTCCTTGTGTATGTAGGCTCATCTTCGACACCTGCTATCTTGAGAAGCCTCTGAATGAAATCGGATATCTCTGCCTCAAAAGCATCGAGCTTCTCGTTAAGAGGCTCATATGCCGCCTGAATCTGCGTAGCCGTTACCGCACCGCTTGCAAGGTCATAGGTATTGAGAGCCATTGCATCCTTGTAAAGCTGTTTCTCAAGCCTCTCGAGTAGTGCCTCTCTTGATGCGTAAGGCACATCTACTGTAACCGGAGTGATAGTCTGGTCTCCATCGAGCTGTGCCGCATGCATCTTGCGCATTTTATCAAGGAACTGTGTGAGGTCTTGGTCATCCATACCGCCTGCATTTGTGATCGCCCAAAAGAATGCTACATCATCGACCTGATTACAATAGCCTGCATTGATGAGGTCATAAGCATCGATGGTAGCCTTGAGTGGTACAAGTTCACTCTGCTTCTTCTCGTTTGCCCAACAAGGCACTACAGGGAATCCGTCATAGTTCTTGTATTCGTAGATGATAACGCCATCCGCTTCAGATGATTGGATAACAGCGATATATCCCCTCTTGGGAGACTTCACAATGCCTTCTGGATGATCCTTATCCCACATATACTCCGTGAAGCCATCCATCTCGAACATAGTTGACCTCAAAGGCTTGGTATCGTCTATCTGCCAGAATCTTGCGCCTGCCTTCAAAGCTCCGTCTTCCTCATCGTAAAGAGGTGCAAACTCCAAGATGGAGTATATTTCCACTTTGCCATTGTTATAGAAGCCGAATGTCTCGCCGCCTACCTGCGCATTTCTGCCCACCTTGATTATCTTCCTGTCAAAGTCAGCACCAAGAGCCTGTTCGCCTGCGCCTGTACTCCAAGTGATACCATTGCCGAGTAATACAGAGTTAGCCTGCATGACATCCCTGTAAAAGAATCTTGAGGCTACCTTGTGATTGGCAGATATGTTATCGGGTACAGCCTGTCCAAGAGCATTGAACAGGATCTTCTCGAATCTCTTGATAGTGGTGTTCTGTCCGGAGAAGTAATTCTCCGCATCCAAAGCCTGCTTGTAAGCAGGCGATGCCTTATGCTCGGTTATCAGCTCCTTGATGAAAGCCATTCTCTGTCTCTCACTCTGGTCTGCCACCTTGAGCCAATCTTGATATGTCTTCATAGGTAAATCCTCCTATTTATGTCCATATGCACATTATATCAAAATTGTCAACGATTCAATAACCGAATGCGGAAGCCTTTCCATCATCCTTCCTCGGATGCAGAAGCCTTAACATGCAGGCAAGTGAGTCAGGAGCATCATCGTGTTCTGCGTATTCGTTGTAGTCGAGGATTTGGTCTATGTACTCTTGATCCGTACCCTTCACGAAGACCACATTCTTCCAATCAGCCTTGAGATGGGTAACAATCTTGATGTACTTGTTCATATCCTCGTAGTAAGTAAGCACTCGCTCCCCCTTCTCTCGGAGAGCCTTGGCGAGGTATCCCTTATCACCATTGGTCTCGCAGGCTATCTTACCAACAAGGTACGACTTGCGCAGTTCTATTATCTCTTCTGTGCATTCATCTACTGCCTTGTGCCAAAGTTTGCCAAGAACATAGTATTTGCCATCCTTCTTCTTGGCGATGGTGTATGCCGTGTAGTCTTCGCCGCCGTATGCCGCATCGATGTGGCTGAAATTGGCATTGAGAATGTTCTCCGGCTCTGCGCCCACTTGCGCATTCTCGAAGATGACATCCTCGGAGGCTATGTGGCGCAATTCATAGTTAGCCGCAAAGAGCGATGGAGACATAGATGCTCTTATTTCCTCTATCTCTTCGGGGGATATCAAGCCTGTATCCTTCCAAGTGTATTTGCGAGGCTCTGCCATTAGTGAGGAAGCATCATCCTTATGCCAAGGTGTAAGAGTGTTGACCATCTTACAGCCATTGCCTCGGTTAAGGACATTGCGAAGCTCTTGATATACAAGCTTTGTCCTTTCCCTCTCCGCTCTCGATATCCTGTCCTTGACATTGATGATGTCATCATCGAATATCCTGTCGAAGTGTCTGCCTGTCAGCGATGAGCCTGCGGAAATAGCCGAGAGCTGATTGCTTCCCTTGGCATCCGTGATGAGATTCGTGCTTATCTCTGTGGCATTGGATACAGGAAGCTTAAGATTGACTCCATAAATGGCATTGGAGAAGACCTGTGTGTGTGGTGCTTCCAATATCTTGCGCACCTGATTGACCACTTCTTTGACATCATCATCCGTCTTCCTCATGAAGAGTGTGCGGAATGATGGTAGCAGGAGCATGGTCTCTACTATGGCAATCGATACACAAGTGGTCTTGTAAGAGCCTCTGTGCGCCTCCAGAGTGAAATCCTCCTTGCCCAAGACCATTTCCCTTATCCATTCGTTGTGGATGTCTGTGAGCTTGTCAAAGCCGAGCATATGGGCATACTTGACAGGCTTATCACGGAGGAATTCAACCGCCTGTTTTCTTGTCAGCATTATCCTCTCCCAAGACCATAGCCTCCACCTCATTGATGGTCTTCTGGTCTACCTCTGCGAGCATTACCCTCTCGACAGGCTTCTGTCCTGCCGTATCTCTCACTATCTCGAAGGCTTTCGGATCGCCTGCAAGTGCCTTCTTGAACATGGTCAGAGAGATAGCCTCTGCACCTGTACTCTTCTGTCCGTTCTTGTTCTCCCACTCTCTCGAGAGCAATTCATCGAAGCAATCCTTAAGGAGCTTCTTCTCCTTCCGCTTCTTTGCCGATGCCTCTGCGCCCTTGCGAGCAATCTTCGCCTGCTCTTCGCCTGCTTTGAATCTTGTAGCCTTGCCCTTCTTAAGGTTCTCTTCTCGCTTTGCCTTGCCTTCAGCCGTCAAGGGTATCCACCTCCCTCCATTCCGGAGCATCCCAATCAATGCCATAGCGATCGATTATCGCTCTAAATTCTTCGACATCATGAGGATTGATACTGTATTTCTCTGTACCATCCGGCATGAACTCAATTTTCACATGAAGGAGCTCATGAAAAATCAGAACCTTAAGCTGATCATCGGAAAAGGTGATGACATTAGGTTCAAAGATAGTGATAGTGAAATCTGCAGGAATAGCCCATTTATATTTCGGATCTATTCTCTCACATTGACCGCCTACGAGTTTACCTTTAGACTTCATAGGCTTATCAGAAGAAAGATAGACAATAGTAGCTTCGCTCTGTCTGATATCAGAAAGCAATGGCTCTTTTTTTATCAGTTCAGCGGCGATCTCTGCATATTTCTCGTTCAATTCTCTGTGTTCTTCCATGAGAACCCCCCTTTTGAACGATTATAAACGGAAATTCGTGTTAATTCAATTTAACTGTCTTCTGCCCGGTGAAATCTTCATACCTTTTTATTCTGTTTTCCATTCCCATGTAAATCCACCGCAAGTTTTTATTTTTCCGTTTGCCACATCTCCTATATTTCTTGGAGTTTTTATGCCATGTGCTTTAGCTGCTAAAACACATGAACTAAAAATTTCACCAGTTTCTATACATCTTACCTTTTTTGCGGATTTGCTATTCAAACTAATTTTTTCTTTCCATTCTTGAGATAATTTCCTACCCTTTCTTTGCTTGTGCCATATCTCCTTTGTTTCATCAGATGCGTGTTTCCCATAATTAGGATTCCCTTTTCCAATGAATGACCGTCTATTTTTCATTGCTCTTTCGACTATTTCTTTTGGCACACTTTTACCTCTATTGGGAGAAGGTTTTCCAAACATAGGATTTTCTTTACCTTTGCGAAATGCATTTTTATTTCTTCCATCAATTATCATTTGTTTTTGAACATCACTCATTCTTTTTTTTTGAGAATCGGTAAATTTATAACCTTTTGTTCCGCTTGTACCACCTTGAGTTAAATTGTAGCCATTAGGTGATAAAGAATTATATTGTTTTATGTAAAATATTTCTCTTTCGTTTAACATTTCTTCTTCACATAATTCAATAATATGAAAAGAAAATGCTCCTGCTCCATATTTTGCTATCGCTCTATTAAAATGCATATTTGCACTTGTATTAGGATGTATGTAACCTTTCTTGATGTTTCGCTTTTCGTTTTTGTTTCTTTTTTCTATATCCTTTGCTTGACCAATATACCATTTTCCGTTTATGTCATTACGAATTCCATAAATGCCAATCATACTACTCCCCCATTCTTGTGATGGTGATCTCCGTTCTCGGGTTCTCCCTGTCCACTAATACCCTTGATCCGTCATGTCCTGCTATTATCTTGAAGTTGTCATCGG